AGACTACACCGATATGGTCGAGGCTATTGTGGTTATCGCCAACGGTTCGATGCTTCTGAAGGCAGAAGAGAACCCGTACATGATGAAGGATCGTCCGGTCATCTCGTACCAGGACGATACCGTGCCGAACCGTTTGCTGGGCCGTGGGACTGTTGAGAAGTCCTACAACATGCAGAAGGCTATCGATGCTCAGATCCGTTCGCACCTGGATTCGCTAGCTCTGACGACTGCTCCGATGATGGGCATGGACGCTACGCGCCTGCCGAGGGGTGCTAGATTTGAAGTAAAACCAGGTAAGGCGTTCATGGTCAACGGCAACCCTGCCGAGATCCTGTATCCCTTTAAGTTTGGCCAGACCAGCCCTGATAACCTGCGTACCGCCCAAGAATTTGAGCGCATGTTGCTGCAAGCGACGGGTACTCTGGACAGCCAGGGCATGGTTACGAACGGTGCGCGTGACGGGCAGGCAATGTCCACCGCCGTTGCGACGATCATCAAGAAGTATAAGCGCACTCTGGTGAACTTCCAAGAGGATTTCTTGATTCCGTTCATCCAGAAGGCAGCGTTTAGGTACATGCAGTTCGACTCTGAGCGGTATCCGAGTGTGGATATGAAGTTCATCCCGACTGCTACCTTGGGCATCATCGCTCGGGAGTACGAGCAGCAGCAATTTATTGGTCTGCTGCAGACTCTGGGACCGAATACGCCGGTTTTGCCGCTGATTTTGAAGGGCATCCTGAACAACTCCAGCCTGTCGAACAGGTACGAGTTGATTGCGGCCCTTGATCAGATGTCGCAACCCGATCCAGAGGCCCAGCAAATGGCTATGGCGGCGCGGCAGTTGGAGTTGCAAGCGGCTCAGGCTCAGATCGCTGACAAAACGACCCAGGCCGAGAAGAATCGTGCTGAAGCGCAGAAATTGCTCACTGAAGCGCAACTTATGCCGCAAGAGGTACAGGCCAAAGTCATCGCTTCGACGACTACGAACCTGCCGCAAGGTCAAGAGGCTAGCGAGTTTGACAAGCGGGTTAAGATTGCCGAGTTGATGCTCAAAGAGGCAGACATCAAAAACAAGTCTAAGATCGTCGAACTCCAGATGGCCGAGAAAAAGAACAAGGTAACCGGCATGGAAGAAGACTTCTTGGAAGAATTGTCCAGGGAGTTGAGCAATGGACGTTGAAAGCCTCGCCAAACAACTGATTCTTAAGGGGATGACGGAGGAACAGCAGAAGGCTGTTCTGATGTCTATCCGCGAATCTGTCCAGAAGACGCGGGAGCTACAGAAACAGAAGGTTGGCGAAAACGCACAACTTGTCATTCAGGCTCTCAAGAAGATCGAGTCTGATATACGCGACAGATACGATGACCTTGGCAACAAGATCGAGTCTCGCGTCAGGTCTATCAAGGACGGCAAAGACGGGAAAGATGGCAGGAACGGCGCTAATGGCCGTGATGGCCGCGATGGATCTGTCGGTCCGATGGGACCAAGAGGCAAAGACGGGCTGAACGGCCGCGATGGCAAAGACGGTGAAGATGGCGTATCAGTAACTGACGCACACATCGACTTTGATGGCAGTCTGATCATTAGCCTGTCGAGCGGCAGGACTATCAATGTGGGTGAGGTGGTTGCGCCTGATCTTGCTGAAAAGATCAAGGTGATTACCAATGGCGGCGGCACTAGTCAATCAGTGCTTGACACATTGGCTAGCCTCCAGACCCAGATCAACAACCTGATCCCAAGCCAAACGGGCCAAGCAGGCAAATACCTGACGACAAACGGCTCTGTGCTGTCATGGGCATCGGTTGCTGGTGGCTTGAGCTACCAAGGCACTTGGAACGCATCGAGCAATACGCCTACTCTAGCGTCTGGTGTTGGTACAAACGGCTACTACTACATCGTTGCGACGGCAGGATCGACGAATCTGGACGGCATTACTGACTGGCAGATCGGTGATTGGCTGATGTTCAACGGTACGGTCTGGCAGAAGATCGATCAATCAAACTTGGTGACCTCTGTCAACTCGCAAACTGGTGCTGTGGTGCTTACCACCACAAACATCAGCGAGGGCACCAATCAATACTATCTGGACTCTAGGGCGCGTTCTGCTCTGAGTGCTGGCACAGGTATTAGCTACAGCACTTCGACAGGTGTGATCACCAATAGCGCACCGGATCAAACTGTTGCGCTTACTGCTGGCACTGGTATCAGCACATCTGGAACGTATCCCAACTTCACGATCACGAATACTGCTCCAGATCAAACTGTCGCTCTTACGGGAGCAGGCACAACCAGCATTAGCGGAACGTACCCAAACTTTACGATCACATCGAACGATCAGTACGTTGGCACGGTCACCTCTGTTGGTGGAACTGGCACTGTAAACGGTATCACTCTGAGTGGCACGGTTACGTCTAGCGGCAACTTGACGCTTGGTGGCACTCTGTCTGGTGTTGATCTCACCACTCAAGTGACCGGCACGCTACCTATTGGCAATGGCGGTACGGGACAGACAACGGCCAATGCTGCGTTTAACGCTCTTGCGCCTAGTCAGTCATCTCAGTCTGGCAAGTACCTGACCACTGATGGCACGAACACATCGTGGGCTACGGTCAATGCCGGTGCATCAATCACCAACGACACCAGCACATCGACCAACCTGTATCCGCTGTTTGCTGCTGCAACTTCTGGAACGCCAACGGTCATCTACACAAGCAATGCCAAATACCTCTACAAGCCCTCCACTGGTGAGTTGCAGGCATCTGCTTCTGTATCGACAAACGGTCTAATAATCAACAGCACAACGGTTGCAGCAAGCTACACGGTTGCATCTGGTCAGAACGCAATGAGCGTAGGACCGATGACAGTAGACTCTGGCGTGACTGTGACCGTATCTTCAGGTCAGCGTTGGCTGGTTCTGTAAGGATCAAAGATGAGCAAGATCGCTATTGAAGGCAATGCAAGCGGAACGGGTACGTTCACCATTGCATCTCCAAACTCAAATTCCAGCCGAACCCTGTCTTTGCCTGATGGAACTGGCACCTTTGTTGTCAACGGTATCAACAGCGCGATTGTTTCTGCCACCGCTCAGGCATCGACCAGTGGGACCAACATTGATTTCACCGGCATTCCGTCATGGGTGCGGCGCATTACGGTAATGTTTAATGGGGTGAGCACGAGTGGCGCCAGCGAGATTCAGATACAAATTGGAATTAGCAGCGGAATCGTATCGACTGGCTACGTTTCTACTGGAGTTACTGTGAACACCTCCAGTGCCACAGGCGGATCAAGTGCTAGCACCGGATTTGTTTTGGGAAGTACGACCTCTGCTGCTGCAATCTCCGGCCACATGATAATTACGTTAGTCGGATCAAACGTGTGGGTTTCTAGTCATACATACCGGCAACTGAGCACTAACGCGCTTTTTGGTGGCGGCACTGTAACACTCGGTGGCACCCTCGATCGCGTCCGTATCACAACCGTCAACGGTACTGACACCTTCGACGCTGGCACCATCAACATCCTTTATGAGTGAGAAATAAACCATGACACTCATTCTCAACGGTGACACGGGCCTGTCTGATGTAGACGGCTCTGCGTCTACTCCTGCTATCAGGGGTACAGATTCCAACACAGGCATGTACTTCCCAGGAGCCGACAGGATTGGCTTTGCAGAGGGCGGTGTACAGGTTGGTGAGTTCGATGCCTCTGGCAACTTTCAATTCAACTCTGGCTATGGCTCTGTAGCAACGGCTTATGGATGTCGGGCTTGGGTCAACTTCAATGGTACGAGTACGGTTGCTATTCGTGCGTCTGGCAATGTTAGTTCGATTACAGACAACGGCACAGGGCAATACACTGTCAATTTCACAACGGCAATGCCAGATACAAATTATGCGGTGACTACTAGCACAGATGGATCTGGCAGTGGCTCAGTCCCCTATCATGGGTCCAGAACTTTTAACACAGGGTCTGCACAAATTACTACAACAAATGCAGGTTCGTTTGTGGATAATTCAGTCATTTGCGTTCACGTTGTTCGCTAAGGATCATCCATGCCAAGCATAATCAATAGCGATGATGGTGTTGTATCAGGCTCCTCTGGTCTAAAGACTACAGGAGGCAATGATGGCATCACAAACTTCCAACAAAACGGCACTACACAGGCAACCATCACTGCTGCTGGGTTGTTCCAGTTCAACTCGGGCTATGGCTCTGTTGCTACAGCCTACGGTTGTCGTGCATGGGTCAACTTCAACGGCACCGGCACGGTTGCGATTCGTGCGTCTGGCAACGTGACGAGCATCACGGACAACGGTACGGGCGACTACACGGTGAACTTCACCACGGCGATGCCGGATGCGAATTACAGTTTTGGTGCGGTGTGTAGTAGCACTGCTGGAGCGGCTGGTTATGTTGTTCGCATTGCAAATGGCGCTCATGTAACTAGCGGCTCGTTAAGAATACAAATTGTTGACCCAACTATTAGCGCGGCAGACGCGCTTGTTGTGGGTTTAATTGTTATTCGTTAATCAGGAGCCATCATGAACCAACGCATCATCTACCCCAACGACGATGGCGGCGTGTCCGTCATCGTGCCTGCTGCCGAGTGTGGCCTGACGATTGAACAGATCGCGGCCAAGGATGTTCCTGCTGGCAAGCCCTACAAGATCGTGGATGCCTCTGACATTCCAACTGATCGCACGTTCCGAAACGCATGGGAGTACGCATGATCCAGATCAATATGACTAAGGCGAAGGCTATCGCTCATGATGCCCGTCGCGCTGCTCGTTCAGCTGAGTTCGAGCCACATGATGCAATCATCATGAAGCAGATTCCAGGCGCTGACTCCACAGCAGCAGAATCCGCTCGTCAAGCCATTCGTGACAAGTACGCTGCTCTCCAGGGTCAGATGGATGCAGCGCAGACCCCTGAGCAACTCAAAGCACTCATGCCATAGGAGTAGGACATGGAGCCGACTGAAATCGACCCCATCAAGTACGGTGTACTTTGGGAACGTGTCCAGAACATGGACAAGAAGATCGACAAAATGGAAGGTCAGATCGAGGAACTGCTAGCTCTTGCAAATAAGGGCAAAGGCGGTTTCTGGATGGGAATGACTATTGCCAGTTCATTCGGTGCTGCTGTAGCATGGATAGCAGGACACTTTAAAGGCGGCTGAAATGATTGATCCCATAACCGCACTTGCAGCCATCTCGTCAGCCGTCGAGCTTGTAAAAAAAGTCTCGGCAACCGTTGACGATGTGACATCGCTCGGGCCGGTGTTGGGCAAGTATTTCGATGCCAAAGCTGATGCTATCGAAGTCGTCCAAAAGTCTCAGCGTGGCGAGTTCAAGGGCAGCGCATTGGGCAAGGCTCTAGAGCTAGAGATGGCTCTTGAGCAAGCTCGTGAGTTTGAAGAGCAGGTAAAGATGCTGTTCTTTCAATCTAACAAAATGGACGTTTGGGCCAGAATTGCAGCCAGGGCGCAGAGGATTGAAGCAGACGCGGCACACGCTGCTAGGCGCAAAAAAGAGGCTGACAAACGCAAAAAAGAGGAAATGGACGAGCTTTTCATCATCATTGTTGGCCTGTTAGTCGCCTTGGGATCGATTGCAGCCGTTATTTGGGCACTTCTTGAAGGGATGAATCCGTGACTCCAGAGCTACAAAGGTACTACGAAGACAGGTTTGATCTGTTGTCGCAGCCTGGATGGGCCGATTTGATGGAAGATGTTGACAATATGTTGGCATCTATGAACAATGTAAGTAGTATCCCTGACGAAAAGGCTTTACAATTTCGTAAAGGTGAGATTTCCATTCTTACTTGGCTAAAAACCTTAAAAAAGGTCAGCGAAGACGCATACGAGGACTTGAATGCGAAGAATGTATGAATTTGTCTGCGAATGCGGACAGCGCACTGAGAAGCTAGTTGGTTATGAGACAGCTACTGTTCAGTGTGGGTGTGGTGGCATCGCCCATCGCATCATGAGTGCTCCTAAATTCAAACTTGAAGGATGGTCTGGTGCTTTTCCGAGCGAACATGGTCGGTTTGAGCGCAAGCACATCGAAAAGTTGAACGCGGAGCGCAAAGCCAACTCATAAGTCATTGGACCGAGTTGAATCTCCTACAACCATTTTTGGCAGGGAAAATCATGCTGATTGACAAAGAACCTGACGAGCTAGGCGAACTGGAAATTGAGGAGTCGAAGTCCGGACTCCCTGAGAAATACAGGGATAAAAGTTTGGAGGACATCATTCGGATGCACCAAGAGGCCGAAAAGCTGATTGGTAAACAGGCCCAAGAGGTCGGTGAAGTCCGGAAACTTGCAGATGAGCTTATAAAGCAGAACATCAGTTCTAAGCAACCAGCAAAACAGGAAGAACCTGAAGTAGACTTCTTTGAGAATCCTCAAAAGGCGGTTCAGGCAACCATAGAGAAGCATCCTGATGTCCTTGCTGCCCGTCAGGCCAGCATGGAGTTCAAGAGGCTGCAGATTCAGCAGAAGCTGACGCAAGAGCATCCCGACTACACACAAGTGGTTGGCGACTCGGAGTTCCAGAACTGGGTGAAAGGTTCATCCGTTCGTTTGGCGCTCTACGCGAAGGCCGATTCTGAGTTTGACTATGACTCTGCCAACGAACTGTTGTCGACCTTCAAGCAACTGCGCGGGGTGAAGTCCAAGCAAGCAGAGCAAGCAAGCGATGCAAGCAGGGCTAAATCAATGAAAGCCGCACAAGTTGATGTGGGTGGATCTGGAGAGAGTTCTAAGAGGGTTTATAGACGCGCCGACCTGATTCGGCTGAAAATGACGGACCCTGCCAGGTATGAGGCTTTGAGTGACGAGATCATGCAAGCCTATTCCGAGGGGCGAGTCAAGTAAACAACCTTTGTTTCTTGGAGATTTAACATGGCAAACACTGCTTTCGCACCGAACAATGCGGTTACCACCACCTCTGCAGCAAACTTCATCCCCGAAATTTGGAGTGATGAAATTGTTGCCGCCTTTAAAAAGAACCTCGTTCTGGCCAATCTGGTCAAGCGTATGTCTTTCAAAGGCAAGAAGGGTGACAACATTAACATCCCGTCCCCCGCTCGTGGCACCGCCAACGCTAAGGTGGCTACCGATGCCGTTACTCTGATTGCAGAGAGCGACACCAACATTCAAGTGTCGATCAACAAGCACTTTGAGTACAGCCGCTTGATCGAGGATATCGTCGAAGTGCAAGCCCTGACCAGCCTGCGTGCTTTCTACACGGAAGACGCTGGTTACGCTCTGGCTCGTCGCATGGACACGGATCTGGTTCAGCTTGGTCGTGCATTCAATGGCGCAACCATTGGCACGAACGACTACGCTACCAGCAACACCTCGACCAAGGCGTTCATCGGCTCTGATGGCACGACTGCTTACAACAGCACCTCGTCCAACGCTGCCGCTCTGACTGATGCTGCTATCCGTCGCACCATTCAGCGCCTGGATGACAACGACGTTCCTATGGACGGCCGTTTCTTCCTGATCCCCCCGTCGAGCCGCAACACCCTGATGGGTCTGGCCCGTTACACCGAGCAAGCATTCGTTGGCAACGGCGATGCTATCCGCAACGGTGAGATCGGCCAACTGTACGGCATGGCAGTGTTCTCTTCGTCGAACGCTGACACTGGTGCTGGTAACTCTGGCGCTGACCGTATCTGCCTGATGGGCCACCGCGATGCGATGGTTCTGGTTGAGCAGCTTGGCATCCGTTCGCAGACTCAGTACAAGCAAGAGTACCTGGGCACCTTGTTCACCGCTGACACGATCTACGGTGTGAAGGCTCTGCGTACGAACGCTACCAGCACTGCTGCTGACGCTTCCGCTGCTTTTGCCCTGGCTGTCCCGGCCTAATTGCAGTTGTCCCCTCCCCTTCGGGGGAGGGATCTTTTTCTTATAGGAGATTGAAATGGCTGCTGCAACCGCTGTTGTTTCCCGTCGTGGAAACGATCAATTCCGGGGCTTGTTCTCGGACACCTGGGAAGTGCAATGTACCCTGAACTCGGCTTCTGTGGCTGATCAGGCTGCTGCAACGGATACGGTCACTGTTCCTGGTGTGGCACTTGGTGATATGGTTATCGGCATGTCTGCTGGTGTAGACGAGGCGGGTCTTGTCCGTCGCGCTTATATTTCTGCAGCCAACACCGTGACCATTGCTACGACCAATACCACTGGTGGTGCTGTTGATCTTGCATCGACCACTGTTACGCTCATTATCGGGCGGGCTGTGTAAGGACGGGGGGCCAAAAGCCCCCTGTTTTTCTTTTGGAGAGCAAATGGCTACCTATCGTTGTTTGGCAAGTGGCAACACGGTTTCGTTCACTTACACGCACGACATTGAGTCCATGAAAGGTCATGCTGGCTACATCCTGATTGATGAGCCGGAACCTAAACAGGAAGAAAGCCGTCCTCTTCCTATGACCGCGCCAGTTGCGGCTAAAAAGCCTGGACGCCCACCTAAACAGCCAAAGGCCACCTAACATGGGTATGCTGTCAGGGGTTGTGTGCCCTATCGCCACACAAGATGTCCACATAAATCTGAAGAACCGCAATCATGCGTTCAAGGACTACGGATATGGGCCTCCTAACCCTGATGAGCCTAATACAGCCTTCTGGTTGAAGAAGGCAAAGATGTACAACGCGCCCACTGAGTCGATAAAGGGGATGCTTTGTGGTAATTGCGCGGCCTTCATTCAAACGCCAAAGATGATGCAGTGCATTGTTGGCGGTCTGGAAAAAGACGAGAATGAGGGCGAGTTGTCTTACGATGAGGAATTCGTTGCAGCGGCTGATCTTGGCTATTGCGACTTGTTCCAGTTCACTTGTGCAGCGGCCCGCACTTGTGATGCTTGGAAGTCTGGTGGGCCTATCACAAAGGATTGATCATGTACGGCAAGATGTCTGCTCCCAAAATGGGTAAAAAAGAGTCCAAATCTTATGGCACTAAGAAGGCTATGCCTGTGGCCATCATGGTTGCTGTTGGCAAGCCTAAGCCGCTGCCCAAGCGTGGCCAACGTGCTATGACTAATAAGATGAGTCGTGGCAAATGAAAAAGACCAAAGCTGAGAAGAAGATCAGCAAGGTCATGCGCGAGTACAAGGCAGGCTCACTGCACTCTGGTAAGGGTGGGCCTGTCGTCAAGAGTCCTCGTCAGGCAGTTGCGATTGCCCTGTCGCAAGCAGGTAAGGAGAAGAAATGAAGCTGGGTCTGTACGCCAATATCAACGCCAAACGCGCCCGCATCAAGGCTGGTTCTGGAGAAAAGATGCGTAAGCCCGGCACCAAAGGCGCTCCAACACCTGCGGCTTTTAAGCAATCAGCTAAGACCGCAAAAAAAGGTAGTTAATCATGGTTCCAAGAACTTTCCCATCTAGCTTACATCCTTTTACAGGGCGCAGACAGCTCGTCGCACTATTTTTAGGCGACGTTACTGGATTGCAAAGATGGGTTGATTACATCCCGGTCAATTTTGGTAGTGGCACTTCTCTTGTTGAAGGCTCTTACGAAAACAACGGATTTATCGCCATCCAAGAAATTAGTTCTGGGATTGGTCTTCAAGCCTTCTTGGACTACATACCTGTTTTTTTTGATGCAGGTTCTACGGATACTTGGCATGTTTCAGCCGTCGGTTTCATCCCGTATGGTGTTTCTGGAGTTACTTCTCCACCAAGTCTTGAACTTTCGTTCACAAGGTCTCAAACCCTCGACCCCCGCATCACCTTCACGCGCAGCACCACAGCCACGTTTACCGGCTCCGACGGGCTGATCCAAACGGCTGCCATCGACGCACCACGCTTTGACTACAACCCCACTACGCTGGCTCCATTGGGGCTGCTGATTGAGGAGCAGCGGGTGAATTTGTTGACTTACTCTGAGCAGTTTGATAATGCAGCTTGGACTAAGACTCGCAGCAGCATCACGGCCAATACGGTTGTTGCTCCTGATGGGGCACTGACTGGCGACACCTTTGCCGATGACACAGCAAGTGGTACGCACCTTATAAGAACAGCCACAATAACATCCGCGCCGACTACTTCTGCTGTTACAGCCACAATTTACGCAAAGCAAAACGACCAAAGCAATTTGTTTATTTTGTACGTTACGGGAGATTCGGACTCTTCTGCATATGGTCGTGTTGCATCAACTTTTAATTTATCCACTGGGGTGGTTGCTGGAAGTAACGCTGTTAACGGCGCAACCTTTACCAGCAGTAGCATCACGGCTGTGGGTAACGGCTGGTATCGCTGTTCTGTAACTGGAACAGTGGGAAGCACAGCATCACCCACTGGTGTTCGTTTTGTAGCTGGATTTGCTACGGCTGCAAACGCATCTGTTGCGTCTACTTACGCTGGAACTGGGCAGTCTATTTACATCTGGGGCGCTCAACTAGAAGCCGGAGCCTTCGCCACCAGCTACATTCCCACAGTGGCATCACAGGTCACACGCTCGGCAGATATTGCTGTGATGACGGGAACAAATTTCAGCACTTGGTACAACGCCACTGAAGGTACTTTGTTTGGTCAAGCTGATTGGCTTGGGCTTTCAAACAACGATTACTTTTTTGCCATCAACAACGGAACTACTTCCAATCTTATTGCAATTGGTGTTTCTGGAGCGCCAGCAACAAGATTTATTGTGATTGATGGCGGAGTGACCCAAGCATCAGTTAGTGGCCCAACACCCGTGGCAAACGTTGCTTTTAAAATTGCTGGAGCCTACCAAGCCAATAGCTTTGCAGCAGCGACAAACGGCACACTTGGAACAGTTGATACATCAGGGACTGTTCCATCAGTAAATCAGGTTTCTTTGACTTCATCTTTTGGGAGTGCAAACCAGTTTAACGGCCACATCCGTCAAATCGTCTACTACCCCCGTCGCTTGGCAAACGCTGAATTGCAAGGGATCACAGCATGACTGATCTATACCTAAAATTCACAAGCGAAGTCCAAGCCACTACTGCGCTGGAAGGATACGAGGGAAGCATTGACACCATTGGCGTCATCTACGAACGCACAGGCGGCACAGACGAGGAACCTGTGATGACTGCGCTGCCCGGCTGGCATGTCAATGTCCGTGGGCCTCAGAGTGATAAACTGACTCCGTTTGCGGTTCAAGTAAGTAGCCCGCATCGCGTGTGGGCGTGAGGAAAAAATGCCTAAATCTTCAGCCTGGACTCGCAAGGAAGGCAAAAACCCTGCTGGGGGGCTTAACGCCAAGGGTAGAAAGTCCTATAATGAATCTACAGGCGGGAACCTCAAACCTCCCGTCAAATCAGGTGACAACCCGCGAAGGGCCTCCTTCCTAGCGCGTATGGGCAATATGCCCGGGCCTGAGTACAAGAATGGCGAACCCACTCGTCTTCTTTTGTCCCTCCGAGCCTGGGGCGCATCGTCCAAAGCAGATGCAAGGTCGAAAGCTAAGGCGATCTCAGCGAGGAACAAGAAGTGAGGCCAGTTTCCGTCGGTGTAAATCCAACAGCGGCAACGCTAACAACCGTTTATACGGTTCCGACGGGTTACTACGCCAAGTTCACGGTGATGTACATCCACAATACTGGTGGATCAACAAAGCACATCACGGTGCAGTGGATTGACTCCAGCGCAAGTGCAACTTACGACATTCTGACAGATTACACCTTATCAGCTAAGAACTACTTGCAGTTCGATGGCAATGCGTACATTGTGTTGGAAGAAGGTGATTCGATCAAGATTACGACTGAATCTGGCAGTTCGTTTAGCTTCATCGCCACCTTTGAAGAAACAGGATTGACACGGCAATGACCTACCTAGAACTCATCAATGATGTGCTGATTAGGCTGCGGGAGACTACCGTATCTACCAGCACGGAAACGACCTACTCCACTCTGGTTGGCAAGTTTGTCAATGATGCAAAGCGCCAGATCGAGGATTCCTACGCCTGGAACGTGTTGGGTCAGACTCTTACTTTCAACACTGTTGCTGGCACCTACATCTACTCCATGACCGGCGCTGGTCAGAAGTTCCAGGTGATAGATGGCATCAACGTAACGTCTAACGTTGGCTTGCGGAACCTGAGTTTTGTAGAGATGAATCGTCTACAGAACTTTTCTACGCCTATCACTGGTATCCCAGAGGCATATGCGTTTGATGGGGTTGACGGAAATGGAGACACCAAGGTGGTTCTCTACGCTCGTCCAGACAACGTCTATACGATGCAGTTCAGCCTCACAGTGCCTCAGGCTACGCTGTCGTCGGACAGTACATCTGTACTGGTTCCAGACGTTCTGGTGGTACAGAATGCCTATGCTCGTGCCCTGGTGGAGCGCGGGGAAGATGGTGGGTTAGCTTCATCTGAGGCTTACCAGCTTTATAGAGCCATGCTAGCAGATTACATCGCTCTTGAAAGCACTCGGTACCCTGAGAACCAAGAATTTGTTGCGATATGAGTGAGCCGCTTCAGATTGCCAGCATCTCAGCCCCAGGCTTCTTCGGGTTGAACACGCAAGACTCGCCTCTTGATCTGGCGGCTGGCTTTGCTCTTGTTGCGACGAACTGCATCATCGACCAGTATGGCCGTATCGGCTCTCGCAAGGGCTGGTCTAAGGTCAATAGCTCTTCTGGCAATCTTGGGGCTAATCCTGTTGGCGTGATCCATGAGCTTGTGCAGTCTGACGGCACTCTGACTGTATTGTTCGCAGGCAATAACAAGCTGTTCAAGCTCGATGGCTCTAACGCTGTCGTGGAATTGACCTACGGGGGGGGTGGGACGGCTCCTACGATCACTGCTAGCAATTGGTCTTGCTCCTCTCTCAATGGGATCACCTATTTCTTCCAAACGGGCCATGATCCGCTAATCTATGACCCCGCTGTTAGCACTACGACCTATCGTCGTGTGAGCGAGAAAACAGGCTATGTTTCTACGGTTCCAAGCGCCAACATCGCTTTGTCGGCTTTTGGTAGGCTGTGGGTAGCCAATACGTCTACCGTCAAGAACACGGTCTACTTCTCTGATCTGCTGGCAGGTCATGTGTGGTCTACCGGCACTGCTGGCTCTCTCAATGTGGACAGGATCTGGCCAAACGGCCCTGATGAGATCCAAGGACTCGCTGCCCACAACGGCTTCCTGATCATCTTCGGCAAGCGGCAGATTCTGGTCTATCAAGATGCCACTACGCCATCTACGATGCAGCTTAGTGACACTGTTGGCGGTATCGGATGTATCGCACGGGATACGATCCAGACAACCGGCAAAGATGTGCTGTTCTTGTCCAACTCTGGTGTCAGGTCGTTTGCCAGGACTATCATCGAGAAGTCTGCTCCGCTTGGAGATCTGTCCAAGAACGTGCGCAATGACATCATGGACATTGTTGCTGGCGAAACGCTTGCCAACATCAAGTCTGTGTACTCTGAGAAAGAGGCCTTCTACTTGATTACGCTGCCTTCGGTCAAAGAGGTCTATTGCTTTGACACCAGGGGACAGCTACAAGACGGTTCGTTCAGGGTCACGGTTTGGGACTCGATAGAGCCAACTGCTCTGTTGTCTCGCAGGAATGGCGATGTCCTTATCGGCAAAACTGGGTACATCGGTAAGTACGGGACATTCCAAGATGATGGTGTGGCGTACAGGATGTTGTACTACACCAACCATGCCGATCTTGGAAACCAGAACGTCACATCTATCCTTAAGAGGCTAAAGGCTACTGTCATCGGTGGCACGAATCAGACGGTCACGATGAAGTGGGGATTTGATCTGTTGACCAACTATCAGTCATCCAATGCCGTCATTCCGACTCAAGGAATTTCTGAGTATGGCATTGCTGAGTACGGTGCTAACGGTGTGCCTGTTGCCTACTACTCCGAGGGCGTATTGATGCAGATCTTGTCTGTGCCTGCAACTGGCAGCGGAAAGATTGTGCAAACTGGTTACGAGTCAGATATCAACGGAGCATCGCTGTCGATTCAGCGCATTGAAATCCAATACAAGGATGGGAAGCTGTCCTAATAAACGGAAACGGAGATTGCTGTGTCAAACTACACCAAGAGTACCAACTTTGCTACCAAAGATGCGCTGTCATCTGGCAATCCGCTGAAGATTGTCAAGGGCACTGAGATTGACACTGAGTTCAACAACATTGCCACGGCTATCTCTACAAAGGCTGATCTTGCATCGCCTACGTTGACTGGTACTCCAGCAGCGCCAACAGCTTCTTTGGGTACTAGCACAACGCAGATAGCAACTACTGCATTTGTACAGGCGGCGCTTCAAATTCTGCATCCGGTTGGTTCAATCTACATCAATTCATCCAACTCCACTAACCCTGGTACCCTGCTTGGATTTGGCACTTGGTCAGCATTTGGTGCTGGTCGAGTTCCAGTTGGCTTTGATTCTGGCAATGCGTTGTTTGATACTGCTGAAGAGACTGGCGGTAGTGCTGATGCCATTGTTGTTAGTCACACACACACCGCGACATCTACTGTTACAGACCCAGGTCACACTCACTCTCCAGGCAGCATTTCAACAAGCAACATTAACGCTGGTACCAGCAATGGTGGATCTGTTCAGTCTCCTGGGCCAATCCCGAGTGCTACTACTGGAATTAGTGTGGCAACTACCGTTGCATCGACTGGTTCATCCGGGACCAATGCTAACTATCAGCCGTACATCACTGTATACATGTGGAAGAGGACTGCGTGATTACCCATCACTTCAGTGACGGTCTATATGCAAAAGAAGCAAGATTCCCTGCTGGATCTGTCATTCTCAAGCATACACATGAGTTCAGCCATCTATCGATCTTGGCTCATGGGAAAGTTGCAGTAATGATGGGCGATGATGTGAAG